TCTCTTAATCCTTTTGCTGTTGTTAATGCCATATTGTCCTCCTATGTGCAAAATACCATACAGTAGTAATTTATTACTATTTTCAAATTATGTCAATACATTTATTATTTTTATTCCTTCAATGAAAATGTCAATATTTATTTCGACATTTTTTCTATATTTGTCATCACGCATAAAAATCATTGATGTATTCTGTTGTTTTGGGCAATTGATTGTGCCTTTGATAAATGATATGGCGATTTATGGCATGATTAAAGAAGCTGCTCTCGCAGCTCTTATAGAATACTAGGATATTGGGATAGAATCAAGCAGCGCTATCGATGAGGTTTTGGATTTCTCTTTCGAATAGTTCTCTTGATGTGTGATAATTGAATATCTTCCTGGGGTAGTCGTTTATCCAATCCTCTATGCTTTGAATTTCTTTATCTGTTTTATCATCAAAATTAGAACCTTTAGGTATCTTCCTGCGAACTAACTTATTTATATTTTCATTAGTACCACGTTCCCAGCTGCTATATGGATGGCAGTAATACAATTTCGTTCTTTGGCCATCATTCTCTTTGCTCGCTTCCATTTCCTCGCAAAAAGCAAACTCACTTCCATTATCTACAGTTATTGTTTTGAATACCTGCGAGAACATTCTGCCCCACTTCTTTTCTAATAAATCGATTACTTTTACTACTTCTGAAGCCGTGTGATCAGGTAGCTTAAATACGAGCTCATTTCTCGTCTTGCGCTCAGATAATACTAAAAGGGCATTCTTGCTCTTTCCGCGTTTTCCAATAACACTATCCATTTCCCAGTGGCCAAACTCTTCTCGGTTTTCAATCTCCTCTGGGCGCTTTTCTATACTTTCTCCAGCATTGCTTCTAGCCTGTTTTCTTCGAACCTTGTTGTACTTACGTTTCTTATTCTTTTTGACTGGCAGACTTTTATTTGTAACTCTAAGGAATATGCCTTTATCAATATAGCTATAAAGAGTGGTCGTACAAACAACCGTATCGAACTCCGTATGCTTGCCTGTAGCTTTCAGTTCACCGAGAGCTGCAGCTGGACTATAACCGTCATCAGCAATCTTGGACTCAAGGTAATTGGCATATTTTAGATCGTTGCCTATCTTCAGCTGAGTGCCTCTCACTTTTAGATTGTCATCACATCTTTTCTGAGCTATATCTGGGCTATATCTTATCTCGGTTGTATAGTCAGTATTGATATGCTCATAGCTGCCTCGCTTTAGTTCATTGTATATTGTGCTTCTATGGACATGAAGAATGCCTGCGATTTCAATAACTCTGACTCCAGCCTTACGGAGTGCTTCAATTTTTAATCTATCCGAAAATTTTAGCTGTTTAAATCCTTTTGAGCCTGCCATAAACTACCTCTACAAACGAATAAGCCGCAGACATATAGTCCACGGCTTATTCTCCCTTACTATTCATTTCAACTCCAATAATTCATCTGCTGAAGCGCCAAGTATTTTACATATTGAACCGAACGTCAAGGCATTAGGTGTGAGCTCGTTATTCTCCCACCTGCTAATGTCCTTTTGATACACTCCGAGAGCTTCTGCTAAATCTTTTTGCGTCAATCCAGCTGCTTTTCTGGCTGTTTTAATATTTTCTCCTAAATTCACTTATTTCTCCTTCTTAAATACAAGCAATGCAAAGCATATTAGATATAGTCCAATTTTGATTGCATCCAATACAGATATGGTCGCAAAATCTCCATCTAATAAATTCATTATGAGCATCGCGATTAATAGTGCTGAAATTTTTTTGTTCATATTTTCACCATTTATATGATATACTGCATCTAGAGTAAATCCCCCATAGGGGAGCTGCCCTCATGGGGCAGCTAGGAAATTTACTTCCGTTTGGACTTTTTAGATTTCTTAGATTTTGTAAGTGATTTAGCGGTCAAGCACAAAACCCAGATTTCTAAGAGGTCCTTAACTATTTCTAGCACATCTTTTACAGTATTCATTGTAATTTTCCTTTCTAGTACCATACGGATTTGGCACCCTTATTTTTTCTGACCTCCTTACATATATTATAATATACCTTTTTCGGTATTTTGTCAAGTGTTTTTTGAAAGAAACACAATAAAAAAGCGGCGGAATTACAGGGATTTCTCCGAGTAAAACCGCCGTATGATAATAAGGAGGGTAATCCTAATTTGCCTTCAATGCGTTTCTTGTGTTTGAACCGCAAACACCGTCTACTGTGAGACCATAATTCTGCTGGAACAATTGGATAAGTGCTACTGTCGCATTGCCGCAGCTGCCATCTATTCCTCCATTCTGCTCCAGGTAGTCTTTATATGTTGGCGCTACCTGTTCAAGTTCCCATTGAACCCACTTTACTCCTTCACCATTAGATTCAAAATTAAGGATGCCTTTCTTCTGGGCTACTGATTTTGAAGTGATCTGTTTCGAAGGTTCTTTGTATGGGTTTCTATCCTGTCCGCTTGTAGGGATTACCTTTCCAAGCTTTCCATGGAAAAAAGACTCCCAGCTGGCGTCGTTTACCCAGTATGCTGGACATGACTTTCCATTCACATCATAGTGCCTAATGACTCTGTGTGCTGGAACGTTATATTTCTCCATTAGAAGCTGGGTCAATTGGATAGCATTATTAATAGTTGTCTGTGTAGGGCAGACTACTCCGTTTTTCACTACGTCGCAAAGCTCTACGCTGATACTATTTGAATTGTTTACAGTGCCGTACAGCCTTCCTCCAGCATTGTTATATTTCTTTCCACCTACTGCATAGGCTGAATAATTGTCAGGCACTGCTTGTGTGATAGAATCATTGTCAACAAAATAGTGGGCTGAGGCTTTAACTATGTTGTTGGCGAAGTATTTAGCATTACTCTCATCTGAATCTCCATCATTTCCAGTGTAATGGATAACGATGTATTTAATCTTTGATACATCTCTCTTGCTACCATAATTGCTTCTGTTCGCAGTCTGAACTTTTATTGGTACCATAATGACCACCTTTCTATTTCTTCGCTAAATATTCCTGAAGGGTCTTCTTAGCTCTGCTTAAATCTTCTGAGTGCTCGTACCCAGTATGCAGACAATATGCAATTTCGAAATCAATGAATGCTAGCATACACTCAAGAAATACTTCATTCATGGTATCTTGCTCTCTGAAGCGATCATTGCCTTTATGAAGAGAGTTCTCAATCTCTGCAACCTTTGTTTCAAGAGTAAAAACTCGGGTCTCCATTGCCTCATGTGGCTTCTTCAGGAAGCTTCTGAGTGCAAATAGCATGATGCACAAATTTCCGAATGCAAGCATTGCCTGCATGAACAGCAGAGCCATCTCTACCGCTGTCATTTATCTACCTCCGGTAGGCCTGCAACCGATGTTAACAGTGATAATCCTCCGGCTAATATTGAAGCCGAAGCTACAGCCACCCAATTTACATCAGCAATTACTGCTGCTGTTCCAATTGTTGCAATGGCTGTCTGTGCTACCGTTTTAAGAGCTCTAATACCTGCTGCTTTCCACCATTCTTTGCTCATAACTTTCACCTCCTTGGGAAAAATAAAAGAGAGCATAAGCTCTCTAGGTTAACCTTTTCTTTAAGTTTTCCAATTCTTCTATTTGTTTCGAATATGACATCTCAATATCATGTTGGGATATTACGGATGCCATCTCTTTTATGAGTTCTGACTGCATCCTAATAATCTCATCCTGGGTATCGATTATTAATGCTATATCAATCATATTATTTCTCTCGGATTCTCAATTACCTCGGCTGTATCAAAGATAACTGTGGTTTCCTCTGTGGATGTAGGTGTGCTTTCAATCTCGCTTTCGGTCTCTGCTGGTGGTGCTACATCACATAGAACCGAATTGAATGTGAGTCCGGTAAATTTTTCCTTCTTACCGTTATCATCTTCGTAAGTAAGCGACTTTACATCGGCAAAATCCTCAGCATCTACTCCTGTCTCAGGTAAGACAAAGGCTATGCTATTCTGTCCGTGTGCTCTGATTGATTTAACTTCGATTTCAGAATTACCTATGATTACTTTTGGCATATTCTTTCTCCTTTCAATTGATTCTTGTATATTGTTTTAAATAGCTTATCCATATTTCTTAAGCTGCGATGGCAATTTAGATTCTCGATACTACCTCTCCATGATTTATAGGTTGTCATGATGTCTTCAAAAGGTATTTCGCCATTGTCCATCTTGACTTTGAGCTTCTTTAATTTTCTTCTTTGTCTTATGAAGTTTGCCTTACAAGGCTTTATGACAATCTTTCCTGTATCCGTTATGAAATATTGATTCTTAAGAAAAATAAATCCTTTATCTATCCTGTGGATTTGAGTCTTCTTTTGATTGACCTTTAAGCCCAATTCTTCGGAAATTCTCGTTATATCCTTAAGCATTTCTTTCAGGAATGCTTTATCTTGATGAATGATATATAAATCATCCATATATCTGCCGTAATACCTGCAACTTTTGACTACCTTGCAATATGTATCTACTGGCGTGGGGTAGTAAATTCCAAATATCTGCGATATTTGTGAGCCTATCCCTAAAGATTTCTCTTCTCCAAATGAATCTATCAAATTTGATAACAGCTCTAGGAACCTTTCGTCATCAAATTCTTTCTGTAGTCTCTCCATGAGAAGATCATGTGGGATGCTATCGAAAAACTTACTGTAATCTAACAGTAAAATATATCCTTTATTCCCTTGGGCTCTGTAGAACCTCTGGAGGTGGCATTTAAGCCTATCCCTTGTAAAAGATATACCCTTACCTTCCTGTGAAGCACCGTTATCATATATAAGCTTGCTGTAAAGCTTGGGCGCCAAGATGCAGTCGCATATGGCTCTTTGAAGAACTCTATCTGATATGTGGAGTGACTTTATGTGTCTTTGTTTGCCTCGTTCATTGATATCGAACTCGTAGAATTCTCGTTGCTTATATGTGCCGTCTACTAGACTCTTCCTGAGCCTATATAGATTTGGAAGTAAATTGGCTTCATAAGACTGGACTGAATTTTTCCAGTCCACATTCTGCTTACATTTCTGAAATGAATTGTATAATACGTTCATGTCTGTAAGGATTTCATACATAAATAAGAGCCTGCGTCTATAGCTGTACCAGACGTATCTGACAGCATCGTAGGCTTAATTCTCCTTTCGGATGGGATAACATTTCCTTTGTTAAGTGTACGTGTCAATGGACGCTGTACACCATTCAAATCGAGGGCGAACGTAATTGTTGGCATTGCCTGCGTTGTTGTAGTTCGCGTTGCCGTTGTTGTTGCAATTGCAGAAATTCGTAGCGGAGGCTTCAAATGTTACCCACTGTTTTCTTTCTCAGTTTATTATCTGACTGTCTCCAGCCTTTTAATAATTCCTCTTCTTTGTCTATTGCTTCCAGTATCGGAATGAATTTATTCATGTCTGTACCGTTGCCGAATGACTCTTTTATATATTGGAGTTCTGAATATAGTACATAGCAATCGCCTATAGCCTTATCTTGATATGACCGCCTTAAATCCCATTCGCATTCGAGCCTGGCGTAGATGAAATTGGCTCTTGCGATGTTCTCTATCATATCTTCCATGACTCGCATAATTTGAGCTCTTTCAAACTCTACGAACCATGATGGATATACGGTTGCATAGCCGGTAGTTTGCCCATACTTTTGAAATATTTCATTTATTGTATTTTGGTCGGCCTCGTCTATATCTTTTATGATTTGCTCTACTCGCTTTGGATTTCGGCGGTAGCCGAAATCGCATAAAAGCCATTTTGTAATCTCTTTGCGTATTCTGAGCGCATTCTTATAGAACTCCATTGAGGAGAGTTTTCTTAAATTCTTTAAAACCGACATGTTGTCTCCTGTTTTACCTACCCCGCCGCTTTATCGCGGCGGAGATTAGGGTTACCGCTTACGCTGCGATTACAAAGCGAGGGCGAACGTAACGGCCGGCAATGCCCGCGTGGTTGCAGGTCGCGTCGCCGTAGTTGCCGCAAAAGCAGAAATGCGCAGCGGAGGCTACATCCTTCAGCCAGTAGTAACTTGAGCGGTTGTTTACAAACTTCTTATCCTTAAAGATTGGAAGCTGCACGTTGGCATTACCTGTATCGCATCCGCTTGAAGAGAATACTACAGAGCCGTATACTTCAACCTCAGACATAAGAACAGCCTGGCAATCATACCAAGCAAATTCACTTGAAGCGCCTGCTGCAGCTCCGCCCATTTTGTTAGCAGCTGATGTATTTACCGTCTTCGAAAGAAGCTCTCTTGTAGTCTTTAAATGGCTTCCGAACTCTGCATAGAGCTGTTGATTGATAGTTGCATTGGCAGCTGTAGAGCCTGATGATGCAATTGCACCAATTGTAGTGCCATGCATCTCTGAGCCAGCATATCCTCCAGTTGTAACATGAGAAGAATTCATGCGGCTTCTACCGAAGTGGAATTTGCCTTCTTTGCCTTTGCCTGGAACCATTACAAGATGCTCGTAATTCATTGTTATGTTATCGCCGTTGCCAGATAACATTGAGATTCCAGCAATAGTAACGTAATCAGAACCTGTCTCCTGGTATGTCTGGTCCTGATTGTAGGCTGAAATAGCACGAGACATCTGGAAGTAATCGCCTGCGTATATGTCTTCGTATTTTTCGTAACCATTTGTGCCTTCAAGACGGTCCCAAAGGGAACCATTCTCGTAATAGGTTGTAATATCCTTTGGAATCATGCGAGGGATATTATGGTCTATCCATGCTTTGATATCCTCAACTTTGTTGTCTGTAGCCTTGACGTTCTTTCCTACCGATTTGGTTGCGTCAGGCAGTTCGTCGGCATCAATACTGGTATTAAGTCTTTCGCACTCAGCGTCAATGGCATCTGCGTTAGCATTAAAAACTCCAATGTCGTATGCTTCGGAAGCCGCTGGCTTCACTAAATTCAAATAATCTGTTGTTTGGCTCATTGTTATCCTCCTTATAGTTCGCTTCTAAATAATTGATCATGAGTGAATGCTGCCATCTGACCATGTGTGAGACCATCAAGGTCGCCGTATTCATTATGATGAACATCTAGTGGCTCTTCTCTTAACTGTCTGTGGTTGAAATGTGCAAGCTGCTCATGAGTATAAGCTGATAGTGTCGCATGGGTGTTGTAGAGCAATCCAATATTGATTACTACGTTGCATGGAACAATGGTCTCACATAACTCTCTAACAGCGTTAGACTGTTTCTTTGAGGTCAACGCTAGTTTTACCGTTAGAATCAAATTGGTGATGTCTGCAGAGTAATTTCCTTCACCGCATAGAGTATTGAGCTGACCGATTAAGAATGCGTAGTTATATGGCAACACTTTATTCCATGCCGAGAGCACTCTAAATCGTCTGTCGTCTAATGTGTCATCATCCAGTGGGGTGATGTGCATCATAGCTTCATAACGGCTTATTCCATATTCATCACAGCTCGTAATAAATCGGTTGTCTACTATCTGCCAGTTATCATCCTCTACTCCCTGAAGAAAAATGTTTTCTGTCTCAAGGATTCTCTTCATCTCCTTGTATTCAACAATGAATGGCGGAAGATGCTGTGTTAAATCTATTTCTC